AAACATTTACCAAAGAAAGAAGATTATGATGTTTTGTGCCTTGTTTCACCCGATGCCAGACGGTGCTTGTTCTTGCCGGTTACGTCAGTACGGCAATACAGTATGCGCTTGCCGGAAACGCGTTTCACAAAGGATGCGGAACGCGATAGCTGGGATAAAACGCTGGCTGTTGTTTTGGAGATGAGAAGATGAATATGGATCAATTACGCGAAGAAATAGCCAGCGATGAGGGCGTGCGGCTAGATGTGTATTTGGATCATTTGGGCTTGCCCACTGTCGGCATCGGGCATTTGATCCGTGAAGCTGATGCGGAACACGGCAGACCTGTCGGCACGCAGATCACACCGGAACGCTGTCGCCAGCTATTTGCGCTTGATATCGCTGTCACTGTGGAAGATTGCCGGTCGCTGTTTGAAAATTGGGATGATCTGCCGGAAGAATGCCAGCTAATCTTAGCGAATATGGCGTTTAACCTAGGCCGCAGTCGTTTTGGTCGTTTCGTAAAGTGTCGTGCAGCTATAGCTAATTATGACTATGATGAAGCGGCAACGCAGATGGCAGATAGCAAATGGGCAAGGCAAGTGCCAAACCGCGCTGGCCGGTTAATTGATAGGATGAGGGCTTTATCAGATGCTTAATTTATTGATATCACCGCTGGCAAATCTTGCGTCAACGTGGCTTGAAGGCAAGGTTGAAACTAGCAAGGCAGCGGCAGAAACAAAGGTCGCACAAGCCAAAGCAGCGGCCATCGTTGCTCAAAAGCAAGCCACTGGCGAGATTGATTGGGATTTAAAGATGGCTGATGCCACATCAACAAGCTGGAAAGATGAATGGCTAACCATTCTGTTCAGCATACCGTTGATCTTGGCATTTTGCGGTGATTGGGGCAGGGCTGTTGTTGCTGATGGCTTTGCTGCACTTGAGGCAATGCCGCAATATTATCAATATACGCTTGGCACTATCGTTGCAGCCAGCTTTGGTATGCGTTCAGCAAGCAAGTTTTTCGGCAAAAAGTAAGGCGGCTATTCCAGCCGCCATACCCGCCAACCACCAGCGTCATCCATTTTGCGGGTGGTGTATTTTAGGCCGCGATAACGCAGCGCATCACGCAATGACATTGCCTGTTCATAAGTTTCGCAAAGCACGCTATCACCGATTTCCATATCATTGATGATTTCGATCTTGCTGCGACCCGCTGGTGGGATCGGCACGTTCTTTTCGATTTGCATTTAAAATATCCAATCTTTCCCTAAAGCATCCAAGATGCAGAATTTGTTTTGCGCCATCCACGATCCAATCTGGATCGCTGAAGCGCAGGGTCTTGTCGCACCATACGCACCGACCTTGTGCATTTGAGGCCGGTGCATATGTTGGTTTCTTTTTAGAACGGGATCGCATCTGCTAAAGGCTGCATTTCTGCGGGTGCGGCTTCCTGTTGCTTTGGTGGCATAGGATCGCTGATCGAAGCTGACATATATTTGTTGCCCGCTGCGCTTTCGCGAATCCACAACGCAATCCGCTTTTCAACCCCATCCACATTAATCTTGCCGGTGTAGTCTGGCTGATTGTCGGCGGTCTTGTCGTTGTTCTTAAAGATCGCGCCGCGATTTGTGTTGTCATATTCAGTCATTAGGCTAGTTCCTCTTTCCGTTTTGAAAACATTGCAATTTGGTCATCTGGTGCTTTTATGCCGCTTGCACCATAAAGCGTTGTGTAAAGTGCGTTCACATCACGCACACTTGCACAGGCATCTAATTTTTCAGCTAGAACATTGTTGGAGGCGGCACCGACTGCCGGAGTGGATGCGACAGCCGGTGCCTTTGGTTTAGGCTGCGGACGGGAGGGAACCGCGCCAGAACCAGATGCTAAGTTACCATCATCATCATCGGCATTCAATCCAAACATAGTCATAAGAGATGCGCGGCGTAAATATGTCACGCAACTAATGTAAGACTGCGGCGTGTTCTTTTCTGGCCGCACTGGTATCGCGCTGGTAAACTGTTCGCCGGTTTCAACGTGCGCCACAACCGTCACAATGCAGTCGTCACTAAAGAATTGTTGAAACGACAAACCAAAGTCAGCAATCCCGTTTAACGCCGTCAGAACATCCCCTAGCGTACTATATTGGCTCTTGAACATTGGGTTTTTGCCAGACTTGCCGACTGTTGCCGCCTTGCGGAAATCGTTAAGCGCACTATTTAATTTCATATCTTCCATAGGTCTTTTGCCCTTTCAAGCCATTCGGTTTTCATTTTCCACTGATACATATGACCCCAGTCTGGGTCGGTAATTGATGCCAGCACTTTCGGATCGGTGCTAACGGTCAGCAGGTTTTGCCGGATCAATGCTTTTTGCCGCATTTCATTCAGCGCGTGATTGATCCCGTCTGCTTGCAATTCTTCGCAATTATATGCGTTGAAGATCACCGCATCGTGTTCTGCTATATAAATGATTGACGGCGTGACCCGCAGCGCGTGCCAGTAGATCGCAGCTTGGCATATGTGGGCAAACTCCGGCTTTTTAGGCAGTGTTGCCTTTGCCCAGCCTTGCGACCCGTCTTTCAACAGCTTGGTCTTGCGCGGTGCTTTGGTTTTCATTTCGCCAAACATCGAGCCTTCAACAAGCAGATCGACAAATCCCAAGATCGGCACGTTCACATCATCTAACCAGCATTCAATGCGTTCTTCATCAATCGCGCCGGTAAAACCGTTTTCTACACAAATATTCACGCCTTGATGAACCATTGCCGGTATACATTCACGAAACTTCACACGCAAAACGTCATCTTCATCTGCCGGATGGAAGTCAAAAGCGATCTGCGCGGCTTCAATAGCTTCATCAATATCAGCCCCGTGGCACACTATTGACTGCACCGCCGTATGCACTGACGTTCCAATCGCTGCGCGTTCACCAACGCCAACATCACGGCGTTCGTCTGACGTTAGGTGCAGATAGTCGAATATCCATTTTGCCGGTGAGCGTAATAGCTGACTGGCCGATAAATGGCTAAACCCTGCGGTTTTCCAAAGTTTACTGATTTCTCGTTTTTTCATAGCAACACCCTAGCCCAGATCGTTCCCAAAGCGCAACACTAATTTTTTTGCTTTACAGATTAGGGGCTGATGGGCAATGCTAGGCAAAATTAAACGGGGGCAGATATGTCTGGATCGAAATCAAGAAACAAAGGTCGCGGTTACGAATACGAAATTGCAAATGAGTTGTTTCAACAGCTTGGGCTGAATTTTGTGCGGGAATTGGATCAAACGCGCGAAAAGCATCTTGGTGATTTACGCACTGAAGATTGCAACTTTCCATTTGTCATTGAATGCAAGCGATATAAATCCGGCGTTTCGGGTGACTGGTGGGATCAAGTCTGCACCGCTGCGGCCATAGCCGGTAATGGCAAGATGCCAATGCTTTGTTATAGGCTCGACCGGCAAAAAACCCGCGTGCGCTTGCCAGTGGCGGCTTTGGTCGGGCTTGCTGGATATTCGGCAAACCAAGATATTGCAGAACAATATGACTGGCGATATGCCGTTGAAACTGATCTGGACACTGCAATGATGATAATTCGGGAGATGCTTGCAAATGGGGCGTAATATGGACACCGTGGGCGACCGCGAATATGTGATGATTTCCAGTGAAACGTGGATTGACGTTAAAGATTTGACGGTTGAGATATTCAAAAGCAAAACGGGCGTTGAGGTGCGAGTTTTACCGCGTAACAGCGATAACGGCGTTGAGCCTTTAGGCGTGATCCGCGCCGACTTTATTTCGCACACTAAAAGCCGAGAAAATGTCATACCGTTTTTTCCGAAAGGCACTTTCACCAAATAGGGGGCTGCAATGGAAACCGAACATAATCTGAAAATGGAATTGTTGACGATTAGTGACATCGGCACAGCTTGGAAATGCGAACCGGTCAAGTTGCCGCAGTACTGCCAGCTTGATTTCGCCCTAACTAGGCAAGGCAAGATTAAGGCTTTTGCCGAAGTGAAGTGCAGAACATTTGAACGCACAAGATATAGAACGTCATTGATTCATTTGCACAAGATGATGTATGCGCGGCAAGTGGCGTTTGAAACTGGCATACCGACCTTTTTGGTGGTGCGCTGGACTGACTGCATCGGGGCTTGCAGCTTCAAGGTGGACTTTCACACGACAGTTGGGGGCAGACGGGATCGCGGCATTGAGCGTGATTATGGGTTGATGGCCGAAGTGCCAATTGATGAATTTCATATGATAAGGGAATTAAATGAAACGATCTGAAGCACTGGAAAAGGTGCAGCAAATACTGGGTGAACGCGGTGCCAGCTATGGCGATCTGCGAAAGAATTGGACGCAAACCAGCCAGATGATGTCAATGGTGGTGGGCAAGGATGTCACGCCGGAGCAGTTTGGCGCAATGATGATTGCTATGAAACTATCACGGCTGGCAAACAGCGAATGCAGCCACGTTGACAGCCTGTTGGACATTATCGGTTATGCAGCCCTTACATTGGAGATTTTGCACGATGAGCATTAAGGCAGTATCTTGGGCATTGGAACAGTCACTTGGCGACAGCACTGCTAAGCTGGTGCTAATTGGCATCTGTGACCGTTATAATGATGAATATAACGTGGCTTGGCCTAGTGTAAAATGGCTGGCAATTGCGGCCGATTGCAGTGAAAGAACAGTCAAGCGCAAAATACAAACATTGACCGAAATGGGGCTAATCAGCGTTGATAGAAGTCCAAACCGAACCAATAGATACCATATTGAACCATTACGAACCAACCCTAGTGACAATCTGT